CGCCGGGGAGGGGGGAGTGCCCGCGGGGGCGGCCGCCGGAGCGGCGGAGAAAGGACGCCTGCGCCTACTGCGGCGCGCGCAGCTGGGAGGAGACGGACGAGGAAGGACGCTGGATGACCATCGCCGACCTGCGCGAGAAGGGCGTCCGTGAGGACGTGCTGAACCGTCTGCAGGGAATGACTGAACCGGAACCGGCTGCGGCAGAGCCGGAGTTTACGCCGGACGAGACAGTCGTGGGCGCAGCGGGTAGTTTGACGCCGGAGACAGAAAGCGGCGCAGAGACGATCCTGGGGCCTGAGACGCTGCCTCCGTATAACACGCAGACGCAGGCAGAAACGGAATACTGGGTCCCCTACTACCGTCCGAACATCTACCCCGTCGTGCTGCAGCGGAATGTGACCGCATGGGGAACGTTCCTGGGCGAGAGCGACTGCGACAAGATCAAAGATCAGCAGAACACGGTAAATCACCTGAGCCGGAAGATGATCACGCGCATCAGCAAATGGGGCACAAAGATCGCGATGCCGGACAACCCCGGCCTCCGCATGGACGGGCAGGATCAGGAGCTGTGGTACATGCCGCAGTCCGATCTGGCGCAGGTCAAGCAGTTTGATTTTACCGGCGACCTCGAGTGGCCATACGCATACCTCAACCACGTCTACGAGGAGAGCCGCCGGATCCTCGGCATCACGGACTCGTTCCAGGGACGGACGGACACGACGGCGACGTCCGGCAAGGCCAAGGAGTTCTCCGCCGCGCAGGCGGCCGGCCGAATCGAATCGAAGAAGATCATGAAGAAGGCCGCGTGGGCCGAGATCTTCGAGCGGCTCTTCCGCAACAAGCTCGCATACTGCGAGGAGCGGCGGAAGATGCACGGAAAGAATGAGATGGACACGGAATGGAACTCGTGGGCGTTTCTGGAGTGCGACGAGGCCGGAGAATTATACTGGAACGATCAGTTCCGCTTCAGCTGCGACAACGCATCCGGGCTTGCCGCAAACCGAGAGGCCATGTGGCAGGAGATCACGCAGCACCTGCAGAGCGGCGCTTACGGAAACCCGAGCGAGCCGCAGACGCTGATCCGCTACTGGTCGCAGATGGAGATGCAGAATTACCCCGGCGCGGGGACGATCAAGAAGCTGCTGGAGGAGCAGGCTGCACAGCAGCAGGCGCAGGCGATGGCCATGCAGTCGCAGCAGGCCATGCAGCAGCAGATGGGTATGCCGCAGGGCATGCAGTAAGGAGGGGCCATGCAGTACGGATACAACAAGGATACGGACTACAAAAAGCTGATGGACGACGCGGCCGCGAAGGGCAACTACGCACAGGCCGCGATCTATGAGCAGATGCGCAATGAAAAGATCGCGGGCGAGGGCTTGAACCAGTGGGCGCAGACCAACCAGTACGCAAATTACCTGCAGGGGGCCGGAGCAAATACCGGCTGGAAGAACCCCTATCAGGAGGAGCTGGACGCCGCGATCAAGCGCCTGCAGGAGAATAGCGGCGGGGCCTACAAGTGGGACCCGGAAAACGATACGGCCATGCAGGAGTACCGCAAGACCTACCTGCGCGAGGGCGACCGGACGATGCGCGACACGCTGGGAGCCTACGCCAAGCAGACAGGCGGCCTTGCCTCCACGCAGGCCATTGCGGCGGCCAGTCAGGCGGCCGACAACTACAAGGCGCAGCTGGCCGACAAGGTCCCGGAGCTGGAGCAGCAGGCATACAACCGCTGGTACAACGAAAAGCAGACGGCCCGGCAGGATCAGTACAACTACCTCTCGGCCATCATGAACGCGGGCAGCGCCGCGCAGAGCGAATACAGCCTGCGCATCAACGAGGCGCTCAACCGCTGGCAGCAGCTCGGCTATGCGGACGATCAGGTATCAAGCGTGCTGGGCGTGGGCGTGGGCACGCCGACGACGGATCAAAGCTATCAGAACTGGCAGAAGATGCAGGCGCAGCAGGACGCCGACTGGCAGCGAGAGCAGTGGAGATACCAGCAGGAACTGGACAAGTACACCCAGAACGAGCAGCAGCGCCAGAACGCCTACAACCTCGCCATGACGATGCTGCAGCTGGGCCAGATGCCGAGCGCGGAGATGCTGGCACAGGCCGGGATCAGCGGCGAGGACGCGCAGCGCATCCTCGCGGGCGTGCAGGCGCAGAGCGGCGGGTACAGCGGCGGCTCCGGCGGCGGTTCCGGAGGATCTTCCGGCGGCGGCTCGTACAGCTCCGGCAGCGGGGGCGGGAGCGGATCGGGAAGCGGGGGCGGGACAACGGGAGGCACAGACGGGAATACGCCGACGATTGCAGACAGCAGCCAGCTCAGCGCGCTGGGGCAGCAGTATTACCGGGACATCGTAAGCTCGTCGAGATATCCGCGCAGCGCAGAGGATCAGTACGCGGCGATGGAATCGATCTTTAACAAGATCACGCAGGACTATAACGCCGGGCATCTGACGCTGGCGGAGAAAAACTATCTCGCCTCGCTTTGGGGCGTGAACTAAGGAGGAGCCTATGCCGAGGGACGCAATGGCCGAATGGCTGGAGAAACGGAATGCAGAGAAAGCTGCACAGCGCGCGACCCCGGGACACGGGGCCGTGCGTCAGGCGCAGATCAAGGTAGACCAGATTCTGGAGCAGGCCAGGAAAACGACGACGGCGCTGACCGGGGTAAAGACGGGGAAAACGGAAAAGTCCTCTACGCCGGTGCGGCAGGAGGAGGGGCGCGACGCAATGGCTGAATGGCTCGCGGCGCGCAAAGAGTCCAAAGTGCAGCAGATCGCGGAGCAGGGGAAGTACGCTGTGCGAAATGTGGGGTCGCTGTACAAGGCTGCGACCGGCATGTGGGGCGAGCTGCGAAAGGCGAACGAATGGCAGGGGCTGGGCGTGGACGCCGGGATCCGTCAGGGGTATCAGGCACGCGTGCCGGTGCGGGGCGGCAGCCAGCTGCAGCAGCAGGCAGAGAACGCTTTGCAGATGGACAAGACAGGGCCGTACCGCCAGAGGCTGACAAGAGTCCGCGGGGAATCGCTTGAAAAGCTGTTCACGGACAGCATGAACCAGAACCAGACGGCGGAACAGCACGGCCAGACCATCAGGCAGGAGCTGCAGGAGCTGCGTACTGCCGGGGAAAGCGGAACGGACGCAGCGTCCGCGAAGGAAAAGTGGGACGATGTGGCAAGCCGCCTGTATTATCTGGCATACAGCCAGAGCATGAGCGCCGACGAGTACAACAAGCTCGTGAGCGAGGTATATGACGCCTACGACGCATACCGCAGCGGGGTCAAGGGCCGGAGCTTCGGCCAGCGCGAGCAGAAGTGGACGGATGCGCTGCGCGGGCCGGTGATGGGTGACGAAAACTACACCGCAGCGGGGAAGGCGCAGCAGGATGCCATGCTTGCCGCAGCGGGAGGCATCCCGGAGGATCGAAACACCTTTGGCTACGAGCTGCGCTACAACCAGAGCACGACGCGCGAGAACATCCAGTACAAGAGCGTCGACCAGCTGCTCGATGCAGCGGGCAAGCATGTGGACCCGCAGGCGGACGTGACGAGCCAGTCGCAGGGCGCGGCGACGGACGCTGCGATCTTTGGGTATCTGGCCAACGTGGCCATGACGCAGGAGCAGTATGACCGGTACATGCAGGCCCTCGACCGATACGCCAAAAACGCTCCGGCGACACGGGCCGTCAGCGGATACGGGACAAGCGACGTGGTCAGCCAGCTGGAGACCTACCGCCAACAGCGCGAGGCGAACGGTCTGCGCGCGAACGAGAAGGGTGCGGAGGATGCGCTCAACAGTTACCCCGAGATGTCGGCGGGTTCCTTCCTCGACCAGGTGGCGAGCGGCTCGGAGCGGGCGCGCGACAACCTGTTCCAGAAGTACCCGGCCGGACTGGAGCAGCTGCTCGTCCGCGGAGGGGGCTACGCAGGGAAGGCGCTGGGCAGCCTGCTCAATGGCTTCGGCGCGTTTGAAAACGATCTGGGCGATTACTTCGCCGAGGGCGGCGAGAAAAACATCAACTACCAGAATCCGGAATGGCAGGAGGCCAAATATCAGGACTGGGTGCGCGGGCGTGAGACGTCTGACCTGCTGCAGAACGGCGGCAAATTTGAGCGCTGGGCGGCAGAGCAGATCTCCGGCCTAACAACGGCCGCGTTGGAAATGGCGGCCGCCTCCACAATTGCCGGAGCGGCGACGGGGACGATGGCTAATTTTGCGGGTGGTAGCCGACAGGTATCACCGCTTGTGACGAACGCGGCTACAAAGGCCGAGAAGTTTGCGCAGATGGCCAAGCAGGGAAGCAACATCGTGACGAGCAGCTTCGCGGCGATCAACTCCTACGGCGAGGCAGAGAGCAACGGGGACGCGAGAGGCGAGCAGTTTATCCGCTTCGCCGCGGGCGGCCTGCTGGAATACGGGACAAACATGCTCTTCGGCGGAAACCCGCTGATCGACGCCGGGGACACCGGAAAGGTGACGGAGCTTGTCTACAAGATGACCAACAACGAGACGATCCGAAAGATCGTTTCATCCGCGGCATTTGATCGCATCGGCGAGGGCCTCGAAGAGGTGGCCTCTGCGATCGGCTCGGCTGCGCTGGACTATGCGCTGACCGGCGAGGCGGATCTGAGCTGGGACGAGCTGCGGGATGAGTTTATCTCCGGCTTTGCGCTGGCGATGATCCTGAGCATCGGACCGGACACGGCCGAGGTACTGGCCAAAAACGACTACGAGGGCAACGCCAAGCGCATCACGATGTTCGACGCAGCGGCGCAAAGTGACCGCGGAGAGCTGAACCTCCAGATGGAAAAGTACGCCGTCGAGTTTTTGGCGGGCGACGAGGACCTGATGCTCGCCAACGGCTGGGATCATGTGCAGCGCAGCACAGCAAAAAAGAGCTGGGCGCAGGCCGTGAACGAGTACAACACGGTGTATCGGAATCTCGTGGATGCCGAGGCATATTGGGCCAAGACCGGCGCGGGGAAGGCATACCAGGGGACGGATGCCGAACGCGTGATTGCCGACGCAAGAGGGAGCATCGAAGGCGTAGACTCCAAGACCTTCTCGGCGGAGACGCTGGAGGAGAATGTGCGGCAGATCCGGCAGGCATGGGACAGTGCAGAGGAGAACGCAGCGAATTTTGCGATGACCGGCCGCAGGGATGCAGAGATCGCGAAAATGGCCCGGACGGCCGAAAGCTATCTTGACAAGGCCGTGCAGGATGGTACAATGGATGCCATGACGGCCCTGAACCTCCGCAACGAGCTGAGCATGATCAACGAGGGCGCGACGGCGAACCTGCAGGCGTATCTCAACGCGAGATACGGAGAGGGGACGCCGCAGGCCGAGACACAGCAGGAGACCGTGCAGGAGGCTGCGCAGGGCGTCAACACCATCCGCGCGGAAGCGGAGAACAACGCCGCCGTGAATGCGGCAGAAACTGGAGGAATCGACAATGGCAGAACGGAGATTTTTGATGGAGGCAGCAAACGGGATGCAGGTCTGGGTACCGGAGAGCAGACTGGAGGCATGGCAGCAGGAGCAGCAGCGGCAGAAGCAGAGCGGCGGAACGCTTACGCCGGAGCAGGAGAAAATGGTCCGGCAAATCGTCGAGCGAATCTACGGCCCGAAGACGCAGCAAGAGCAGAACGGCTGAACCGTTACGCCAGACTGCAGAGCGACACCAGCCTTGCGCAGCTCGTGCGGGGCGGATCGGACGCCGTGACGCTGGCCGTGATCCCGGAGAGCATGTATGACGACGGGATGCGGGCGGCAAAGCAGGCCGGGGCAGAGCTCGGCGTAGACGTCGTCTTTGTGCGAGGCTCGATGGCCATGCAGCGGGGAGACCAGCTGATGCGCATCAACGGCGTGTATGACGCGGCGGCGAAGCGCGCCGTCGTCAGCGCGACGGATATCCAGTACGACGGCGGGAAGCTGGCGCAGCATGAGCTGTTTCATGTCCGGGCAAACAAAGACCCGGCCCTCGTGCAGCAGGCGCTGCAAAAGGTCCGGGAGACGTTCGGCGAGGAAGCATTTGAGCAGGTGGCGCGCGAGTATGTGCAGAGCTACAGCGGGGCCTACCAGAGCATGGAGGACGTTTACGAGGAGGTCCTCGCAGACGCCTACGCCGGCATGAACCGGTTCCGCGCGGGCGCGACGCAGTTCACAGAGACCGTGCAGGGCGAAGCAAAGCAGAGCGAGCGGGCATCCGAACCGGCGCAGACATCGCAGGAGACGAGGGGGAGCCCATCTGAAAACGCCGAAGAACAGAACGGGAGACCCGAAAAAGGGAAGACTTTCTGGGAGAAAATGCGGTCGTGGAAGGAAGGCGGCGAGCCGGATGCAGCCATAGAGCCGAGCCGAACGCTGCAGCAGGCAGGGCTTAATGAGCCGATCAGCCTGAACAGCATGTTAGGCAAGGCAGATGGCAAGAGCCAGACAATGCGAGAAGCGATCTACGACAACCTGAAATACCTGCAGGATGACTTGATCCGGCCTATGGCCGTAGGCAGAAAGGGGGACACGCTTTATTGCGTAGTCCCGGCACGGACCTCCATGGACATGCCGCGCGTCGTAGAAATGCGAAAAACAAACGACGGTTACGAGGTGGAAAAGGTAAGCAGCCTGTCGAACGCAGCGATCATCAAAACGCTTGAGGGGAGCGACCTACTGAGCGCGAATGTGCAGGCGCTGGACCATGCTATCCAAGATTTTGGATACCAGACAAAAGCGAACGCGCAACTGTGGGTGAGACCGGAGAAAGCGAAAAACGGCGTGCCATTCGAGGACATTTTCGAAGCGCGAGACGCGAAAGATTTTGAAGCTAAGTTTTCGCTTGCCGGGCAGAAGGCCAGAACGGCGAACTCGCAGACGCTGCAGATTGCCGAGCAGATGGAGCAGGAGGGCGCGAGCCGCGAAGAGATCTGGCAGGAAACCGGATGGACGCGTACCATGGACGGCAAGAACTGGCGTTTTGAGATCGATAACAGCGAGGCGGAATACCGCGGCGGCGGAGATGCGCAGTTCCGGGAGGCTCATGCAGACTATGCGGAATATCAGGACCTGCTGCAGAAGATGTTTGAGGGAACGATCAGCGAAAGCGAAATGCAGCGCATGGAGCAGCTGGATGATATCTGGAGCGGAGAGTATGCGCGGCTGCGAGAGCGAGTAGAAAGCGGGAACGCAACGCTTGCGGACGTGCTGCAGCATGACTCGCTCTATGAGGCGTACCCGGAGCTGCGGGACGTCAAGGTCCGGCTGGAGAGCGACACAGGAAGCAAGAACGGAAGCTATGACCAGAGCACCAACACCATCACGATCTCCGAGGACAAGCCGGGAGACAGCGCGAAAGTCGGGACCATGCTGCACGAGATCCAGCACGCGATCCAGCAGATCGAGGGCTGGGAGAGCGGAGCAAGCCCGGAGTACTGGGCGGCACGCGAGTATGAGAACGGCGACACGGCAAGCGACCGCGCGCAGGAGCTTTACAGCAGGATCCTCAACAGCCTCGACAAGGCAGACCAAAACAAGGTGATCCGCTACAACGAGCTTGACCGCGAGATGGAGGCCACATTCGCGGCAGACCCGGAGAGCGAAGCCGGAAAGCGGTATGCGAAATACGAGGCAGAGCAGGACAAGCTGTACGAGGAGCTCTACAAAAACGAGTGGTTCCGGCGGCTACTTGATCTCCAGCGGCAGATGGAAAACCCGCAATCCGCGTATTACGAGATGTACCTCAACACGGCGGGAGAGATCGAAGCGCGCAACGTGTCCGAGCGATACCGCATGGCGCAGGAAGAGCGAAGAAAAACCCCCCCCCCGCGGGCGGGGGGGGAGGAAACGCGGCACGGGGGGGGGGGGGGGG